GTGAAAACATTCTCGGGCGGTAATGTGATTTTGCAGGAAATCATGTACACCGACCCGACCACGAACAACACCAACTCGTACAGCGGCTACGAGGTGCTGAATGTTGGTCAGAACTCGCCCATTTCGGCGGCGCAGTTCTCCATCACGCAGTACGCTTCTGCTGTGACCATTTCGGGTCTGGAGATGATCCAGAACTCGGGCAAGGAGGCCATCATCGACCTCCTCGACGGTCGCATGGAAGTTGCCGAGGCGCAGTTGGCGAACCGCATCAGCGGCGACCTTTACGGCGACGGCACGGGCAACGCGGGCAAGAACCTGACGGGTCTTGCTGCGGCTGTGCCGGATGACCCGACCACCGGAACCTACGGCGGCATCAACCGCGCCGTGTGGACTTTCTGGCAGTCGGTTCGCTACCGTGGTGTCACCGATGGTGGCGCGGCGGTGTCGGCTTCCAACATCCAGCAGTACATGGACGCGCTGGCGGTGCAGTTGATCCGTGGTACGGATAAGCCCGACCTCATCGTGGCTGACAACAACTACTACCGTCTGTACCTCCAGTCGTTGCAGGCCATCCAGCGTATCTCGGACTCCGGTTCGGGCATGGCTGGCGCGGGCTTCGCTTCGCTGAAGTACTACGGTGCTGGCATGGCGTCTGATGTCGTGCTGGACGGTGGTATCGGTGCTTCGTCCTACAACAACGGCACGGGCAACGCGAACCACATGTGGTTCCTCAACACCAAGTACCTGCACTTCCGTCCCCACAAGGATCGGAACTTCGTCCCCATCGGTGGCGAGCGGCAGGCGGTCAATCAGGATGCTGTCGTGAAACTTATTGGCTTTGCTGGCAATTTGACTTGCAGCGGAAGCCAGTTTCAGGGCGTCCTCATCGCTTAAGGAGAGCATCATGCCTGTTTCAACTTCGGGAATCATTGGTGTTGCTCTGGGCGATGTCAGCCCTACGGCAACTTTTCAGGTCGGCACGGTGGTCAATCTGGATGATGGCGGTCAGGCCATGTTCGTTCAGGCGGCTTCTGACATTCCGCAGTTTGCTGCGGTGTCGGTTCGCTCGGACGATACGGCTGTCCCCATCACCACGACCAACGCTGCCAACAGCAAGAAGGTCGCCTTCGCGCAGACTTCGATTGCCTCTGCCCAGTACGGGTGGGTGCAGTTGGGCGGCGTGGTGCGCGTCAACCTGCTGACCCTGTGCGCTCCGAATGTCCCCCTGTTCACCACGGCGACTGCCGGGTGTCTGGATGACGCTACGGTGTCGGGCAACGGTGTGGGCCTTGTGGTCGGCGTGACCAACGCGGGTAGCACCGCGTCGGGTACGACGGCTCTGACCTGCATCGCGGCCTATCCGCACATCAGCGGCGGCGCAGGCGCGGTGTAATGCACCCGGTGGAGATCACGGTTCAGGCGGCGGGTACACCGGAAGAACTGGTGGGCAATATCCGTTCCGCTCTGGGCCGTGGCCTCCCCGAATTGCAGACCGTTCCTTTCACGCACGATGGGACTTTCGTTTGCGTAGCCTCGGGCTGGTCGATGCCCGACTTCGTGGACGAAATCCGCGCTCACAAAGCCTGTGGGCGTCCCATCGTGGCTGTGAAAGCCGCGCACGACTTCTTGATGGAGCGCGGCATCGTCCCCGACCTGTGGGTCAATCTTGACCCACGGGATCGGCGGGACGGTATCCAGAAGGCGAATGACCACACGGTGTATCTGGTCGCCTCGCGTTGCCCCCCGGTCATCTTCGACCACCTTCAGGGGCGCAATGTGGTGCTGTGGCATTCGTGGTCGCAGGGGCCGGAACATGACTCNNTGCCTCCCGGCAAGATTGCGATTGGTGGCGGCACGACCTCGGGTCTGCGGGCCATCAACATCGGCTACACCCTCGGNTTNCGCAAGTTCGTGTTGTACGGCTACGATTCGTGCAACCGTGCGGATGGGGTGAAGCGTTTCACGGGTGCNATGACAGGCCCGACCATNGACATCCATGTTGGACACACGGGCAAGAAGTTCATCTGTAACATGGCGATGGCTCAACAGGCCACGGAGTTCCAGAAACTGTTCGCTGTGATGGCTGACCTGCAACTTGACATCAAGGGGCCGGGACTGCTGGCGGCGATCATGGAAGCGCGTAAACACTTGGCGGCAGACGCCGCGTAGGAGATTGACATGGCTTTTCCCTCACAGATTCTCGGTTCGGGCAATGCCGCCGCTTCGTCCATCGCCATCACGGGCGAGGTCACGGCGTCGGTGACGGCTGCGGGTACGACCGCTGCTGATGCCACGGTGGTTTCGGCCCCCAATGTGCGTGTGGCGACCGCTGCGGCGTCCACGGGCATCCGTGTGCCGCCTGCGGAGACGGGTGCGCTCATGTTCATCCGCAACGACGGCGCGAACACCGTGACGGTGTACCCGGCGACGGGTGGAACCATCAACGGTTCGGCCTCGACCACCATCGCGGCGGCGAAGGCGGCTCTGCTGCTCGGCACTAGCCCGACCACTTGGGTGTCTCTGGCGGGCGCATGACGCTGCCTAGCCGGGTTCTCGGCAGCGGCATATCGGGCCTGTCCACGGTCGCCATCTGCGGCGATGGGCAGGACGATGTGGTTGCTGCCGGGACTTCGGCGGGTGACGCAACGCAGTTGGTCGCCGTGATGACCTCGGTGGACACGGTTTCACCGGGCAGCGGCGTCAAACTGCCCAAAGCGGAAATGGGTGCGTTTTTGTTTATATCGAACAGCGGCGCACACACCTTGACGGTGTATCCCCAGACAGGGGACACCATCAACAACACGACATCGGCGGTGATTGCACAAAATCACTCGTCGTTGTATTTCGGGATCGCAAACAGCGGGTGGTACTCGCTGAACGGTCAACGCTCATAATCCCCACAGGAGAAAAGCATGGCTCTTGACAGCGACATCAACAACGCAGACTCCCAACTTCATGTCGAGTTCTATCTGCGCGAGGACGGCCCGAGCGCGGGTCAGACCTATGTGCGTATCCAAGCCCCCGGCGACAAGACCAATGTGGTTGACCAGCCGCTGCGGGAGGATCACAAGGCCCGGTTCCCCCGTCAGTATTTGCACTTCCAGATTCAGCAGAACGAGGGTGCGGCATCGACCATCGGGACGCCGCTTACCGACTGGTTCAAGGCTGCGCCCGAGGAAATCACCCGCGATCAGATTGCGGAACTTGGCATCCTCAAGTTCGTGACCGTCGAGCAGTTGGCGTTGGCCTCTGACTCGCAGTTGCAGCGCGTCGGGATGGGTGGCGTTGGCCTGCGCGAGCGGGCGCGGATGTATCTGAACCGCAAGAACCGTCAGGAATCCTCTGCGGAACTTGAGGAAACGAAGGCGCAGTTGACTGCGCTTCAGGAACAGATGGCTGAACTGCTCGCGGAGAAGCGGCGCGGCAGACCGCCGAAGGAGTAAGACATGGCGACGATGCTTGAACTCATCCAGCAGTCTACCCGTGAACTCGGCATCCCCACGCCGACCACGGTAGCGGGCAACAACAGCCAAGATGTCGTGCAGTTGCTCGCGCTGATGAACGCCTGCGGGTATGAGTTGATGCGTCGGGCCGACTGGCAGGGGCTGACCAAGCAGCATACCTTCTACACCGAAGCCCTCACGACCACGGGGACTTGGACGGATACCGCGTACACCATCACCGGGATTCCCTCGACGGCTACGCTGTCAACAGACTATCAAGTGCAGGGCGTCGGCATCCCGAATGCCACCTACATCATGTCGGTGGACTCGCTCACGCAGGTCACGCTGAACTATCAGCCGACCGAAGCCCAGACGGGCGGCGCGTTGGTGTTCCAGAAGGTCAAGTACGACCTGCCGTCCGATTACTACAGCACGGTCAACCGGACGCATTGGGACAAGAGCAAGCGTTGGGAAATGCTCGGCCCCGAGAGCGCACAGCAATGGGAATGGCTCCTGTCGGGGTATATCTCGACCGGGCCGCGCATCCGATGGCGCATCTTCGGGCGGCAGTTCCAGATTTGGCCCGGCATGAACGCGGGCGAACTGCTCGGTTTCGAGTACCGCAGCAACGCATGGGCCGAGAGCGTGGCGGGGGTTGCCAAGACCTCGTTGACGGCTGATGACGATACCTGCATCTACTCGGATCGCCTCATGGTCTTGGGTACGAAACTCAAGTATTTCGAGGCGAAGGGCTTTGACACGACCGCCATCTACCGCGACTACCTGATGGAACTTGAAACCGCCATCGGTCAGGACACCGCATCGCCCAACCTGTCGTTTGCCCCGAGGCCGGGAACGGTTCTCATCGGCTACGACAACATCCCTGACTCGGGATTTGGATCGGATAGTCAGTAATGGCTAGCCCTCGTCGCCGTCGCCTTGTTCAGCGCACGACCAACAATGTGGCGTCCCTGCCTGCCCCTGTGGGCGGGTGGAACGCCCGTGATGCGTTGGCGAACATGGCTCCGACCGATGCGGTGACGCTCGACAACCTGTTCCCGGGCGTGTCCAGCGTGTCGTTGCGCGGCGGGTATGTGAACCACGCAACGGGGATGTCGGGGCAGGTCGAAACGCTGATGACCTTCAACGGCGGGGCGACGGATCGGATGTTCGCCATCGCGTCGGGCAGCGTCTACGATGTGACGAGCGCGGGCGCGGTCGGTTCGCCTGTCGTGACGGGCCTGACCAACTCCCGGTGGGAGTCTGCCAACATCACGACTTCGGGCGGTTCGTTCATGTACATGGCAAACGGGGTGGACTCCCCCCGCCTGTACAACGGATCGACGTGGACAACCATCACGGGCGCGTCCTCGCCTGCCATTACCGGGGTCACGACCTCAACGCTGCACAGCCCGACGCTGTTCAAGAATCGGATGTGGTTCTTGCAGCAGGACACGCTCAAGGCGTGGTATCTGCCGACTTCCAGCGTCGGCGGGGCGGCGAATGTCCTTGACCTGTCTGCTGTGGCGCGGCTCGGCGGCAGTCTGGTCGCTATGGCGACATGGACGATTGACGCCGGGTATGGCGTGGATGACAACCTTGTGTTNGTCACGGATCAGGGCGAAATCATCGTCTACCGTGGCACAGACCCGTCAAGCGCGGCGACTTGGGCGTTGATTGGCATCTGGGTGGTAGGTGCGCCTGTTGCTGACCATCGTGGGCTGACGAAGTACGGTGGCGACCTGCTCATCTTGACGCTAGACGGGCTTATGCCGCTCGCCTCGGCCCTCCAGTCCTCGCGCCTTGACCCGCAGGTAGCCCTGTCGGACAAGATTCAGGGCGCGTTTGCGGCGGCTACGCGCACCTACAAGGGCAATTTCGGGTGGGCGGTGCTGTACAACCCCCTGAACAATGCCCTTATCGTCAATGTCCCGGTCGGGGTGGGGTCGCAGCAGCAGTTCGTGATGAACAACATCACGAAGGCGTGGTGTCGGTTCACGGGCTGGCCTGCGAACTCATGGACTTTGCTCGACTCGACCCCCTATTTCGGCGGGGACGGGGTGGTGGCGAAGGCGTGGACAACCGAGAGCGGCGCAAACGGCTATGCCGACAACGGGGCGGCGATTGCCACCCGGGCGTTGCAGGCGTTCAACTACTTTGAGACACGCGGGGTGGTGAAACAGTTCACCCGTGGGCGTCCGACCATCTACAGCAACGGTACGCCTGCCATCAACATCGGCATCAATGTGGACTTTCAGACCGCCGACCTTGTGGGGCCGCTGTCGTTTTCGGCCACCTCCTACGGGCTGTGGGATGTGGGGCTATGGGATCAGGCCATCTGGGGGTCGGACTTGGTGGTATCCAACAACCTTGTGGGGTTGCAGGGCATTGGGTATTGTGGGGCGGTGAACTTCAACAGCAGCAGCAAAAACCTGTCGTTGGAGTGGGCGTCCACCGACATCGTGTACCAACTCGGATGGGCGGGCGTATAATCACAGGCGCACCCGTTGGTGCGTGGGTTGCAGGAGTTTTAGGACGAGGCTACTTCGCGGAAAGGTCGCAAGCGATTGGGCTGGAGCGTGATGGCATCCAAGCGGGTGTCATCTACGAGGACTGGTCAGGGCGCAGTATCGTGTGCCACATCGCAATCGCAGGGCGGCTCACATCATGCTTTGTGGCAGCAATTTTTGACTATCCGTTTCGGGTTTGCGGCGTTGAGAAAATCATCGCCCCTATCTTGAGTGGAAATGCCAAAGCGTTGCGGCTAGTCAAGAACATGGGCTTTGTCGAGGAAGCGCGGTTGCGGTTCAGCGATGAAGATTTGTGCATGATGACGATGAATCGGGATCAATGCCGATTCTTGGAAGCGAAGTATGTCAAAAAAGTCTCCGGCTCCTCCTCCGGCTCCTGACTACGCAGGGGCGGCACAGCAGCAGGGCGTTGCCAACCTTGAGGCAGCGCGACTTACTGCGCGGCTCTCCAACCCCAACATCCGCACCCCGCTCGGTGGTCAGCGTGTGTCGTGGGGTCGCTCGCAGTTTGACCAGCGAGCGTATGACGCTGCGATGGCTGANTGGAACCGCCGCAACCCGCAGCAGCCGTCAGGTGTGCAGAATGGCCTGTCGTTCTCGGGCGGTCAGTCAACGAAGCCCAATCGTCAGCCGCCCGGTGGCGAAAGCATGGGGTCTTACGGCAAGCCGAATGCTGCCCCGCCGACTACCGACATCGGTGGTGGTGCTGCGATGCCCACGGGTGGGCAGGAACTGAAGGTGGGCGGTGCGCCGCTGCGCGAAGGGTTTGAGCCGATGCGCGGCGGGTTTGGGGACAGGGAATACGCGATGGGTGGCCCTGCCCAACAGAGAGCCGCGCAGATGGGCGGCGATATGTTCCGCGATACGATGATGCGCGACACCGGGATGCGCGGCGGTCAGACGGGCAGAGACTTTGCCGAGTTCGACGGCTTCACGGGGCGCGGCCCCGGTGGTCGTGCGGGGCAGGACTTCGGCGGCTACATGGGCGATGTCATGCCGACCCGCGAAATGTTCACGACCATGACGGACTTGGACACCCCGTTCATTGAGCAGTACCTGACCCCCGAGGCGCAGGCGACCCTTGAGGCGCAGCAGCGCGTCGAGCGGGCGTTGGCGGGACTCGGTGAAGGCGCGATCAACCGTGTGCAGGACATCTACGGGCAGAACTTCACCCCGACCGGGCTTCCGGCGCAGCAGTTCTCGTTTGACCGTGGCGCGTTGCCGACGCTTGGGCCGCTTGAGGGTCGGGCGACGGCTGATGTGTCTGCGCTCCCGGTCAACTTCGGGCCGACTGGCGGTCAGTTTGGCATGGCTGCGGGTGGCCCCGGTGGGGTCAACTTTCAGGGCTTGGATATGTCTGGGGTTTCGCCTGTTCAAGCGGGCGTGGGTCAATTTGGCACAGCGCAGGGTGGGCCTGCTGCGCCGACCGTGCAGGGATTGAACCTTGCGGGCGTTGGCGGCGTGGGGCCGACCACGGGCGCAGGATTGTACGGATTCGCAGGCGGCGGGCCGGGTGGCGTGTCGTTGGGCGGGTTGGACACCTCGGGGCTTGGTGCTGCCGCAAGCGGCCCCGGTGGGCAGGCGTTTGGAACGGCGACTGGCGGCGTGGCTGCGCCCCGATTGGCGACCCAGTACGATTTGACCGGGGTTGGCAACGTGACCGCCGCGCCGGGGGCGTTTGACCGTGCGGTGTCTGGCCCTGCTGCGCCGACGCTTCAGGGGCGGCTTGACACCTCCAACCTCGCCGCGATGCCTGTGAATGCGGGCATGACGGCGCAGGAGGCTATCCTGTCGCGGCTTGATCCGTCGTTGCAGCGTCAGCGGTCGCAGTTGGAAACCCAGTTGGCGAATCAGGGTCTAGCCCGTGGGGGCGAGGCTTACGATGTCGCCATGCAGGAGCAGGGGCAGCGCGAAAACGACCTACGGACGCAGGCTGCGCTACAGGGTCTACAACTCGATATGGCGGCGCGTCAGCAGGGCTTGGGCGAGGCGCAGGCTCTGGGTGGGTTTGCCAACCAAGCGGCTCTGTCGGGCTTTGGCGCGGGCCAGCAGGCCACCCAAGCGCAGAATGTCGCCGCGCAACAGAACTTCCAGAATGCGTTGGCGCAGCAGCAGGCGGCGAATCAAGCCCAGCAGCAGGCGTTCACGCAGCGGGCGCAATCTGGGCAGTTCGGCAACGAAGCGCAGATGGCGGCTTTCAATGCAGCGATGGCGAGTCAGGCGGCGGGCAATCAGGCGATCGGGCAGAACTTTGCCCAATCGCAGGCCGCGCAGCAGTTGGCGAACCAATCGCAGGCGCAGAACTTCCAACAGCGCGTGGCGGCGGGTGAGTTCGGGCGGGAAGCGCAACTGGCAGCGTTCCAGACCGGGCAAGCGGCGCAGGCGATGCAAAATCAGGCGGTTGGTCAGAACTTCGCGCAGGCTCAAGCGGCAGAACAGGCTGCGCGGGCGGCGCAGGAGCAGCGGTTCAATCAGGCGGTGCAAACCGCGCAGGTTGGGGCGGGGCTGACTGGACAGCAGTTTTCGATGGGTCAGCAGGCTACCCAAGCCCAGAACGCCGCGATTGCCCAGAACGCGCAGTTGGCGTTGCAGAGCGGTCAGTTTGCCAATCAAGCGCAGGCGCAGCAGTTCGCGCAGCGGTTGGCGGCGGGC